ATGATTTCCCACATTGGCCACGTAAACTCGAGGAAGTCTTTCCGTTCGACTGGTATGGTTCTGGAGATCTTGGATCTACAGACCGTCCCAGCGACCGGGAGCCTCCCTCCCGTCTCATTGCAGTTCCCAAGTCCCAAAAGGGACCGAGGCTTATCTGCGCTGAGCCGGTGGCTCACCAATGGATCCAACAAGGGATCTGGCGGTGGCTTGAGCAACGTGTCGAAAAGACGCCATTACAGCGATCGATTCGATTCAGAGACCAGAGTCTACAACAAAGTAGAGCTCTAAGCTCCTCCGATCGTGCTGATCTGTGCACAATAGATTTGAGCGCAGCTTCAGACCGTATATCGACTAGACTCGTGGAGTATCTCTTCCAGGGAAGTAATTTACTGGAAGCACTTCACGCAAGTCGAACGCGGTATATGGTGCAGAACATCTCGCCCGACCATCCAAAGATGATCGTGCTAAAGAAGTTCTCCACGATGGGATCCGCTGTTACCTTTCCCATCCAGTCAATAGTCTTCTATATCCTCACAACTTTTGCGGTTATGCTGCAAGAGTATAATGAGGCTATATATGACAGCGATTGTACCCTAGGGTACGACTCGTTTGACTGGTGGAAACCGGAAGGTATGCCGGAAGTGTCCGTTTTCGGGGACGATATCATTGCCCCCGTGGACGCATACCACACCATCGAACTGGTACTACACCAGTGTGGTCTCAAGATAAACAATTCCAAAACTTTCACGGGAAGTAATTTCCGGGAGAGCTGCGGAATGTACGCTTTCCGTGGTGTCGATGTGACACCGGCGTACTTACTTGAGTCGTACAACGGTTCCCCCGACTCCCTGGCCGCTACTATCGAGGCGTCCAATAATCTGCATACTGCAGGTTATTGGTATGGCGCCGAGATGGTTGCGTATCAGATACCGGAGGCAGAGAGAAAGAATCTCTATGTTACCGGGCCTGATAGGGTCGGTGGCCTGGGCCTAGTAAGCTTTTGTGGGGACGGCTATCACCTACACCGTGAGGTGTGGGATGCCGATCTACAGAGGCATTACATCAAGACCTTAACCGTGTCTTCTAAGGCACGATGGGTCCAAGGCTCAGGTGAGGCTAGCCTTTCTCAATATTTCTTTGAGAGTCCAGACCCTACGGAAATGTTACCGTATAAGTCTGGGAAGGCTGGCAGGTCGAAGCTAAGGAAGTGCTTCGGCCAGGTCCTCAATGAGGGTGGAAAAGCG